CGCAACAAGATACTCGACGTCAGCGGGCACGCCGGCCCGGAGTTCATCAAGTTCCTGATGCGGCCGGATGTGATGGCAGCGGCGCCGAAGATGTTGGCCGACTGGACCAATGCGATATGGCGCAGCTCCGGCTTGCCGCAAGAGCAACGGTTCCGCGCCAGGCTCATCGGCAGCACCTCAGTCGCCATGTACCTTGCCCAGGAGCGCGGCCTGTTCCCCGCCGCCGTCGACCAGCACGCCGTCACGCAGTGGCAAGTCGAGCAGCTGCGCAATTACGCCCGCGAGATAGGCGTCCCGGTCAGCATGACCAAATACGGTCTGCAGGCCTTGGACGAATTCCTGAAAGAGAACACGGCGAACACCCTGCGCGTGCAACACCCCTACCGGCACGGCATCATGCAGATGCCCTTGTCGAAACCGAATCGCCTGCTCATCAGACATGAAACCGGCGAGAACCGCGTGCTCTTTTCGCGCAAGCTGTTCCGCGAATTCGTGGTCAAGCACGGCTACTCCTACAACGACGTAATCAAGGAGCTGGGAGACATCGGCGTTCTGAAGACTGACAAGAAACTGGTGACACTTGGCGCCGGCACGGAGTTCGCAAGCAGCCAGGTGCTGTGCATCGAGTGCGAGGTGAAACACCCTGCCCTTCGTATCGTGGAGAATCCAAATGCTGAAACTGCTGCGTCCACCCAAACCGGAAATTGATTTTGACAAGGTAATGTTGAATTTGGAGGAGCAATTGACACAAGCCAAAAACGGCCCGCCGACAACCTTCGTTTCCGAGCGGTTAGGTGCAAAGATGACGCAGAGCGAGTACGAGGCCTACAAGCCGATCGACACCATCGACCGCCTGCGCAACACTATGCTCGACATGACGGAAGCAGAATGGGTTGAGTTCGGCCGGCAGTTTGGCACCTTCCCCAAACGGATGCCGACTCGTGCGCATTTCATCGCCGCGCTCAAGCTATGGGCGATCGACGCGTTCAAAGATCAAGTGCAGGGTCCTCAGCCTTCGCCTGGCGAATACGATCGAGCAGTTTCGGCAGTGAATCGATTTCTCTCCTCCGAAGCGACGCTTCATCTACTCGAAGCTTCGCAGCCAGGATGTAAGCCCCAGTCCGAATCTTAGCGCGCAGCCACATGGGCCACTCGGCAGACGGGCGCATGTGCAAGGGCACCGACATGATGGTGTGGTACTCGCTCATCGTCAGGTCGGTGAGACGGTTGAGCTGGTCAGCTAGACCGAGAAATTCAAACCTTTGGCGTAGCCCATCCGCTGCAGGTCCGCCAGCTGCGTCGACAGGCGCATGCCGATATCGGTCCGGAACATCGGCGACCCCGGCATGGCCTTCTTCACCTTCTCCAGGCGCCGATAGACCTTGCGCCTGGCGCCCTGCACCGTGTCGTCCGTCGCTGTCATCACCAGCACGTAATCCCCCGCCGTTGCCAGCGTGGGCATCTTCACCAGCTCTCCGTTCACCTCGTTGAAGCAGTCCGTGACCATCATCTCGCAGGGGTGAATATGTTCCATCAGCTGCTGCGTCACGTTGAAGATCGGAATGCCCGTTACCTCCCTCCGGGTTATACGCGAGTAGGGATAGTCCGGCACGGAGAGCACCACCCCGATCGCTACACGGTCGAGAAAAAACGGCGAATCCGGGGTTCCCGTCGCCAGATTGTGCAGCCATTGGATCGGGTCACCTTTCAGCAGCGCTGTCTGCAGCTGGAACGCCGGCCAGCCCAGCCGCATCGTAAACTCAAGCGGCCACGGCTTGCCCTTGTCGTCGATTATACAGTTCACCGCGACGTCGCCAACGTAGCCGAGCTTCGCCAGGCTGTCGGTTAGGGGTGTGAGCACCTTGTCGGCCAGCTTGGATCGCTTAGTATAGCGCATAACCGTGCCCTGCTCACCAGTGGCAGGACCGCATTCGCCGTTCATCAGTTTCTTGAACTCAAACGCTTCTTCGAACCCTTCGTGAAAGCCATGTGGACCAAACCAACCAGCAGCGCTCATCTCAATCCCAGGTATGAATTCCTGGAGAATAAACGACCCACGCAGCTTATCCGAGCGCTCCCAACGCTCCAGCATATAGATCATGTCATCGGGACCGCTGGAGCAGTAGGACAAGGCCTTGTCTGCGTTGGCGTCGTCGCACGGCTTACTGACGAAGCGCCCCATCGTCTTTTTCACGAAGGCAATCGCATCCGAATAGGAATGAAATTCCTTGGATGTTGCGGTGTCGATTCCCGCTTTACGGAAGACATCCTGGCCGAACTTCCGGTCCAGCTCCCACCGAGCTGCTTCCTGCGAGGGCGCGATAATAAGTCCGCCTTCCTGGCGGTGGCGATCGAGATCGAGAAGGTACAGCGAGTTGTCGGTGCATACCGTCAGCTGGGCCCACCTCAACCACTCTTTGTGATCACGAACAACCTCGACGAATCCGTGGCCGATATGTTTGGTGCGTTCATCATTGCGGATAGCGAGCTTTATTTCGTGCCCCGCCTGCGCCGCTCGAATCGCGAGATCAAGGCCGTGCCCAGGCGGATCGACGATCAACACGCGCATCTTTAGTTCTCATCCGTAAGTGGTGAGGTGCGGGACGGCATGTCGCGCGGATTGAAGCCGCGCAGTGAGCCAGGCTGGACCAGGGGGTTGGTAACACTCTGGTCCGGCTGCCCGCGAGGCGCCCGGGCGAAGCCGCGCGTGAGTATGAGCTGGGACAACACCCCCATGTAGGACCGTGCGCGGATCGGATCGGCCCGGGCGACGTCGGTCAGCACGCGCAGCAGCCGCGGATGATCAGCGATAAACCCGGATATCAGCATGTGCCCGTAGCGCACCAGTGCGATCGGGCTGAGCGGAAGGCCTCCCTTGATGGACGCGGCCGCAAACGAGGTGCCAACGTCGCCGCCAGGCGCGCCGGGGAACAGAAATCGAGCCTCTTTGGCCAAAATGCGTAAGTCGTCGGCAAGGCCGTCCGGGAAAAGCAATTCTTGTTGCCGCGGCGTCAGCCGGCGAAGGACGTTGTCGATCGACTCTCCGGATACCGTCTTGTCGAGCGACTTGCGCTGGATCACGCTCGACGAGATGAGCTTCTGCAGGGCATAGCGCTGCACCGATTTCCAGGCCTGCGAATTGTGCCCCAGCATGTCGGCCACGGACTCGGTGACTGCTTCCCGGCCAGGCCTGGTGATCATGTCCAAGGCAGCGTCCACCTTCGCCGGGTCGGCACTGGCAAGCGCTCCCAAGGGCGACCTCTGCGCAAACAGGTCGGCCGCCTGGCGCACGTGCACCGCCTGCTTAAGGAGACCCGTGAGCTGCGTTGCGTCCTGGAGAGCATTCACATCCACCGAGCCTTGGAAAGCAGCCAGCTGGGCACCGTGCTGGCGCAGTGCCCCCAGGAGATCGGGCGGGTAGACCGCCGACAGGAGCTTGTTCCGGTCGTTCAGCAGGGTGAAGAAGGCCTTGCCATCGAGCACCAGGCGGCCGTCCTTGTTCACGATCGTGGCCGCGTCGATCATGTTGCGCATGTCGGCCTGGATGAGACCATGCCAGGCATGATTGGGCAGAATGTTCTTGAGCTCGCGCACCACGTTGACGTGGTCGGGCTGCATCAGAATCCGCGCCGCCAGCTCCGGCTCGGGGTTGATGCCCGACCGCATCTCATTGACGATCTGGTTGAGCTGGCGGTTGTTGTAGCGCCGGATGCCTTCCCGGTAGAGCGTATCGACGCGCTGGAGCTCGTCGCGGGCGCGACGCCCCATGATTCCTTCAGCATTCTGGATGGCCAGATTCGCCGCCCGGGCAACGCGCCGCGAGAAATGCTGCGACATGTTCCCGCCGGACAGGTCCGTGACCTCGCTCAACTCACGGAACGCGGTCCGGATCGCATGCGCCTGCTCGAACGTGATGTAGTGCTCGAGCTCCCCGACATCGAGATTCCTGGCTTCCGCGGTGAACCGGCCGGCGGCGAACTCTGCGAGCCGCGGCGGGACCATCGTCGGTGGCATCATCCGCACCACCTCCTGCGCAGCCTGCTGGATCGCAGCCGTGGGCACCAGCGGCACGTTTCCGCCCATCCGGTCGACGTTCTGATAAAGGCCTGCCATGTGCCGGCCGAAATGCGCACGGCTGTTCTCAATGGCATCTGTGATGTTTGCGACCAGGTGATTGGGCGCGCGCGACATCGAGTCAAGCGTCTGCATCTCGCGGTTCAAAATCGTCTCCGCCTGCTGGCGGGAGTCCGACGCAGCGCCCAGGAGCTGGTTGTGAATCTCGTTGGCGCGGGTCGCAACCGTCTGGCCGGCCGTGCGATCGGAGAGCCGCGCAGTCGTGTCGTTCGCCAGCTCCAGCATGCTGCCGATCTCGGTATCAGTGAACCCGGCAGCCTGCAGCACGCCGCGCATGCGGGTGTTGAGGTAGAGGATGTTGCGTTGTTCCGCGGAGCTGCCGCCCGGACCCGCCAGAATGTCCCGCAGGTTACGTTTATACTCCAGAGCAGTGGCACCAGGAGCGTAAACCCCGACCGGCGGGACTGCTCCACCCTGCCCCAAGTCCCTGCCCATGGTCGCGCTGGCCGTAGGGCGCACGCCTGTGCGCGGAACGACCGACCCCCCTGGGCCACGGGTCGGCGGCAGCTGAACCTTCTCAGCGGTCCCGAAAAGCTTCGTTTGGAGCGCCGTCTGGATCGGCCGTTTGACTGCCTTCAAGAGCGGCCCGGCGCCCTGGAACGCACCGGACACAGCACCCTCGTGCATCATACTGGCGGCTGCCTGGGAAGGTGACCGGTCAAGGATGCCCTGCATCCACTTGACGCCCAGGTCATAGCCCTTGCCCAGGGCGCCGCCAATCGCCGCCCCAGGGATGGCACCGCCAGGCGGGAAAAACGTCTCACCGGCGACGGCACCGCCGGCCGCGCCCGCCATGGCGCCAGGCGAGGAGATCATGCCCGACAGGAAATTCTTGAGGCCTCCGGCCAGGCCCTTAGGCAGCACGGCAACGCGGCGCTTCTCCACCTTCGTCTCGCCGGGCATCGCCCCGCCGATCGCCTCCGGGTCGAACCCCGGGCTTCCCGAGCTCGGCGCTGTGCGGGTCGGAACCCCCACCTCCTCGTTGACCCACCACTGCCCAAAGCGGTCCTGGCCGAAATTCCCGCGGCCATAACGTCGCTCCAAGGCCTTGTAGACCTCGTTGGGATTGTCGGCGCTCTGCACCTGGGCCCGGATGTTGATCGGCGCACCGGTCTCGTAGTCGATGTCGGCATCCGCCTGGGCGGCCAGCTCGCGCCCGCGCAGGGTCAACCGGTTCGTAATGTCGGGATCCGGCGGCGCAGGCCTGCGGCCGACCAGGTCAGGCGAGCCGCCCAGGTCCGGCGGTGGCTGCTGCCCTGCAGGCCTGCGGCCGACGATCTCCCACCCTCCAGGCAGTGTATCGGGCATCAATCATCCCCTTTGATCGGCAGCCGCGGCCGCCCGCGGCGGCGCGCAGCAGGTACGCGGCCTTCCTCTTTGTCCACAAAGCGAATGCCCTTGGCCCGCTGAGAGACGTATGACGGCGTCACACCAAGCTCGCGGGCAATGGCCTCCTGTGATTTGCCGCTCATCAACAGCTGTTTAATCACGGAGTCCGTCAGCTCGCCACGCTTCACACCGCGTATGTTGCGCGGACCATACTGCTCCTGCAGCTCGTCGATCTTGGCATTCTCCTGGCGAATCCGCCGCGCCCGCGCAATCACCATGTCGTTGGTCACGGTCTTCCCTGACTGCGCCGACAGCTCCCGGGCGATGTCCGCAAAATCGCTGCCCTTGTTGTACATGTCCATGATCAGGCGGTTGAATTCAGGGTTCTCCCAGATGCTGCCCTTGACCGCCAGGGGGAAGCCGGGCACCTGCGCCATACGGGCACGCCAGGTGTCGCTCGTTAGTCCCTGCCTGATCTCAAGGCCTGCTTCGCGCACCGCATCCGAGACGAACTTGTTGCGGGTGCCGGCCTGGCGGGCAATCTGGTTGATCGGCACACCCTGGCGGAACAGGTCGACCATGCCCTTGCGCGACATCGCGCCGATCGCGCCGCCGGCCTCAGCGCCGAGCGGTCCGGCACCGATCATGTATTCGGGGTGCTTCAGGGTATCCTGCAGGCTGCTGCGCAACTGCGCCTTGACGTCGGAGAAGTAGTTCCCCCAGCTCTCCAGGCGCGCCGGCACCGGCGCATTCATCGGTGGCTGGTCACCGATCACCGAACGGCGGGTGCGCAGGGTGGCCATTTCTCGAGCCTCCTGCGCCGAATCGGCGGGCCTCCTGGCGATGACCGTCCATCCCTGCAACTCGTCGGCCATCACTGCCCTCCGCGAACCTCGATGGCCTCCCCGTTGCGCAGCACCCAGGTGTGCACGCTGCCGTCAGGTGCCTTAAAGTCGATCTCCTCGCCTTCCTGCCAATCGGGCACCAGTTGCTTCGTCGGCGCCGGAGGCGGCTGTTGTGACTGCCGGCTGCGAGCGTCCCGGCCGCCATAATCGGGGAACCGGTCCTGCACCTGCTGATTCGGCGTCAACCGGCCGGACAGCATGTTGCGCAGCTCGGTGAGCGCGTTGATGGCCTGTTGCGGACTGGTGAACGTGCCGAGACCGCGCACGATATTGTCGATTTTCGCGCGCTCCTCGTTGCTGATACGCCCGACTCCGGCCAGCAGCCGCGGAACCTGAGCCTGCAGGGCGCGGATGCGGGTCTCGAACACTGTGGCGCGGGTCTGGTCGCCTTCGTCGGTTTGGAGCATTTGACGGCCCCACTCCAGCCACCGCTCGGCAGCGCCGCTGATGCCGGCGACAGGCGGGCCGCCGCGCTGAGAGTCCTGCAAATCCGCTATCGATGTGTCGATCTCGCGCAGAGCCTCGTTCATGCTGCCGATCTGCGGGTGCAGTTTGGCTGCAAGCCGTTCGCCCTGGCGCTCCCTGGTCGCCTCGATGCCAGTCTGCTGCCGCTCACGGGCAGCCTCGATGCCGGTCTGCTGCCGCTGCCCGGCTGCTTCAATTTGTCGCTGTTGCCTTCTGTCCTGCGCCTCGATGCCGGTTTGCTGCCGTTGCTGCCTGCCCGTCTCGGCGGCTTCAGACCGGCGGTCGCGGCCTTCCTCCGATCGACGCGAGCGTGTGTCACGACCTTCTTCAGCTGCTTCGAACATCTCCTCGCGAGACTCGCGGTTCATCTTCGCGATCTCTTTGCGCGCCTCAGCCGAGAGACTGGTGCGTAGGTCGCGCCCCTTTTCGAGAATGTCGGTAATCTCGCGCCTGGTATTGTCGCTTAAACGCCGGAGCTCGAGCTTGGTCTGCGATGACAGCTCGGCGCGCTGCATGCGTCCTGCTTCGCCTTCGCGCCGCACTGCCGCGCTCAGCTGCGACCGGCGGTCAAGGCCTTCCTCTCTCCCCGCAGCACGCCGGTCAAGGCCTTCCTCGCGCCGCCCGGCGATATCGCTGCGCTCCTGGATTTGCAGCAGGAGCAAGCGATTGCGCTCACGCTCCATCTCCAGCTGGATATTCTTCCACTCCATCTGCGACTGCGCGTTCATGAGCGGCATGGCGCGGTTGATCGCAAAACCCAGCTGGTCATCCGAGATGTGTGGATTCGCCTGCAAGATCGCGCGGCCAATGCTCATCCACGCGTTGGGACCTTGCAGCCCAACGCCCCCCAGTCCGCCAGCCGAGGGGACAGACGGACCAGGGGCCCCAGGAGCACCAGGCGCCGACGGAGAAGAAGGCGGCGGTGCAGGTGGGGCACCTCCAGCGCTCATTGGAGGCGGCATCCGCATCCCACCGGGTATCGCCGGCACAGGCGGGGAGCCGGCACCGCCGGTGCCGCCAGGCGGGATGATGGGACCTGTAAGATTCTGCGGCTGGCCACTGACCATCAACGGGTTTGACGGCGCACTGGGGTCAACCGGGGTGTAAGGGATAGGCGAGTAGCGCGGACCTCCCGCGACCTGTGGCGGCGCCTGCTGAGGCGGTGGAATCGGACCCGGCAATGACATGTTGAAATTCGGCGAACCAGGGTCGCCGGGTGACAGCGACATAGGCGCACCAGGCGCCGCGGTGGCGCCAGGGATGTCCACCTGGCCAGTGAGCAGGGCCCGCAGACCTGCACCGTACGGACCGATCGACTCCAGCTCGCGGCGCTTCCAGTAGTCCTGCGCGCCTTGGTCGTATCCGCCTTCAAGTGCTGCGAGGCCAACGGGGAACATCAGCCGAATCCGAAACCGTGATCCATGAACGACGTACTGGGCATGAAGGCGTTCTGGCCGGTGAACAGGCCTTGCGAGCCACCCAGGAAACCGCCGCCTGGGAACATCTGGCCAATCCCGTACAGCGATTGCCCGAGCATGCCGCCGAGCTTCAACTGTTCATTGAACTGCTGCTGTTGGGCCTGGAGCTGCAGGCCGTAGTTCTGGTTGGCGACACTGTTCGCCTGGTTGCCGGCCTGGAGGTAGGACAGGTAATCCTGAATCGGCAGGTTCGCCAGGTTGGCACCGCCGCTCGTACCGGAGAGCAGTGCAGCGATCGCTGCGTTCTGGTCCTGCCCGATCTGACCAAAGGTGCTGTAAGGCAGGCCAGTGGCCTGAAAGAACTGCCCCGGCGCCGTGTTCTGAATGCCGGTGCCAAGATTGGCGATGCCGGCGCCGGTGTTGAACAGGCTGCCCGCCGTGTTGGCGCCCAAGGCCTGCCGCTGGAGCTGGTTGTTCTGCCAGTCGATGTTGAAATTGTTGGTCGCCTGGTTGACCAGGCCGACCCCGTAAGGCGTGGTAGCGAGACCCGCAGCCGCGGCGTTGGCGCGCGCCGCGTCGGTCGTCTGCTGCAGCGTACGCGCGTACAGCGAACTCTGCGGGTCAAAGCTGGTGTTGAAAACCGCCGAAGCCATATTGGGGATGGTGTTCATCCCCGTGCCGATCAGATTGCCGCCTGTGTTGAAGGCGTTAAGCGCTGCATTCTGGCCCAGGCCCATCGCTGTGCTGGCGCCGCCCTGGAAGGTGGAGGCGAACGGGTTGTTATACAGGTTCGAGAATGTGTTCTGTGCCGGACCCAGAATGTTGAAGCCGCCGCTGCTAAACGGCTGCAGGCCTTGAATTCCAGAAAAGGCGTTGTTGGCCGCCTGCGTCTGATTGGGCATGATGAATTGCGGAGGAGCATCGGGCTGCTTGGTGCCGCCACCAAAGAGGCCGCCGATTCCGCCGACCAGGCCGCCGATTCCTGCCATGATGCCCATCAGATGAGCCTCTTTCGCATCACGATATCAGTCGACTCGTAACCGAGACGTCCGAGCAGCTTGCCAACACGCGCGTTCTCGAAATTCAGCTTGAACGAGATCACCGCGATTTCGACGCCGAAAGTCTCAAGGCCTCGAAGATTTTCCAGAAACATCTTAACAGGTTGCCACCCTTTGCGAAAGTGGGGGTGCAGGTAGAACATCTCGGTGTTGCAGAACAGGGTCGACTTGTAATGGTTGTGGGTGCCGACGATGTTAAAAACGTAGCCGGCGAGCTTACGGTTGCTCGCGGCGCGCGCAGTAAGGATGTGCAACAGCCCGTTCTGTTCGACGGCCGCGTAATAATTCCAGTCCGGATCAAGCGGGATGATGTCGCGATCTAGCGCGATTTCATCGTAGTGACGCTGGAAAAGGGGTAGCAGCTCGCGGTGAATCTTGGAAAACCGCTCCCACTGAAACGTCAATTTCCCCCGGTCAGGCGGTCCTTGGACCAAGCGTCTTTGGTGTCGGGGCGGTAGTTTGTCGTGTGGTGTCACTGTTTACGCTGCTGCCTCCGGACATTTTTGTGCTCGCGTCGGGCCACTTGGCCGACCGGTCTTTCAGCCCCGAGTGTAGACTAGTTGTCGGCGCCTTGTCGTTCGACTTGCCGCTTCCGAACCGGTTGCTCATTGCCTTTACTCCTGTACCAGTCACAGTCGTGGTCAAACTCGATCTTCCCCTGCACATGAGTGCAGCGGTCGTACTGTTCTACCTCAAAAAACTTACAGTGCCCACAACGACGGTGGGCACCGGGTCGGGCCGGCCGATAATGCGCGTGCTTTTTGGTGTCCTTGCTGCGCACCTATTCCGGCCACTTTCGAAGCAGACCCAAGAGGGCGGTCCCAAACCCGTGAATAGCGGTCTCCAGGTGCGCAATACGCGTTGTGATGTCGAGATTGGTAGGATGGCGCAGGTCGGCCATGATCTTCTCTACCATCGTCTCGTGCGAAGGCGGCTGCAAGACAGTGCCTTCATCGGCTGGAGCTGTGGTCGCTTCCGGTTCCATAAACGTGTTCCTTTCAGGGCTTCTCGTTCAGTGAACGAGATCAGATTTCACAGTTGAACAGGACGCCGAACGTGGACGACCCGGTGGAGGTTGCTGCAGCCGCGTTGCTGATGGCAACCGTAATGGTGCCGCTGCCGGTCACCACCGAACGGATATAGGGGAACGAGGCTGCCGCGGAGTTGTCGGCGACGATCTGGGCACGGCAGCTGTTGGCCGCGGTGATAAGCGAGTCGTTGACCACCACGTTGCCGGTCGACACGCCGGCTACGGTCACGCCGGTGAAGCTCACCAGGCCGCGCTGAGTGTTGCAAGTCTGCGGCGTGGCACCGCTTGCCGTGCAGAAGCCCCCGAGCGACACGACGCCGGCCGGCGCGTAGCCGCCAGCGCCCGCGGCATTGCCGTTGAGCTGGTTGACGAACGCGTTGAGCGTCGCGACGAGCTGTGACGGTTCGTTGAAATTCGGGGAGGAAGGCACCAGCGGAACGCCGCCGCCAAACCCCAGCATCGACCCGCCGATGGAGCCCAAAAACAGGCCAGCAGCGAGTAGTGAATTCCTCAAAAACGTCTTCATGACCTTGATCCCCTTCTAGAATCTGATGATCTTTACCACACCTAGCACGTTCGGAACAATCGGCATCGCAGTCGCTCCAGGCGAGTTGTTGATCGTGATGCCGGTCGTTGCCGAAGCAGTATTCTGTGACGAGCGAGTTGGAATGATCGACTGCGGTGATCCGGACGAGAACAACACAGGAGGATCAGGCAGCAGAGCCGAATGGACGTGGCCCGGGTCGGTAATCGTGTGGTTGTGCTGGCCCACCTCAGCAGTGGTCTGCGTATGGCTCTGGTTACCGTTCGCGCAGGTGGCACCGACGCCCGTAAAAGCAGTGCCGCATCCCGTCCCGGCGGCCGTCAACCTGCTGGCCGCCCCGGTCGATGTACCGTAGTTGTCCAGGCCTGTGAGAATCCGGCCGCGCGTATCAGGCAAGTTAGGGTTCGATGCCGACCCGCCGAACGTAGTGCCGATCAAATTGCAGAGCTGCTGGAACGTCGCGCAGACGAACGATGACCCATCGGCAATAAACCACCCCGGCGGCGCCGAGGTGCCGACGTAGTCTTTCATCTCGCCGATGATGATCGTCTCGGTGTCCAGCACAAACTCAGTGCCGTCGTAGACCATCGAATAGCTATTACCAACAATCAACTCACCACCTTGCGTCGACTGGCCTCCGATCTGTGTCTTGCGGAACACACTCTTGGACCCGGTGCCCTGCACATTGGCGCTCGTCACAGCCGTGTTGGTTCCGCCGGCTATGAACGAAACACGGTTGCCAGTGGACAGCGTAAAGTTGTTGGGCACCGTCGTGATCGTCAGGGAATTGGTCCCTGACGCGATGCCGCCATTGAAAACCGTGGTACCGCCTTGTGTCGGATTCAGCGGGGTGACCAGCGCACTCAGCGACGTAATGTCGTTGTTGGCGCCGTTGCTCGCACAGTTCGCTGCGACGCCGTTGGAGATTTGGTTGAAATTGGCCATCACCTGCGTAGCGTCGGCCGTGGTGTTGTTCTGCAGCTGAAACGGCACTGCACCAGTCGTGCAGGTCGCCTGCGCTGCCGTCGCAAATCCGAGAAGCGCCAAAGCAATGAGCAGTTTTTTCATCACGCAGCTCCTGCATATCGTTGCAGATACCCGAGCTTCTGGTATCGCATGAACAAATCACCGAGCTTGAACCCGAGTGCGGAGTTCCCCACCGCGCTAATCTGCACGCGGCTGAACACCAGCGGTGCAGTCCACGGCAAATCACGATGCGCGAGAGCAGTGGACCCGGACCCACCCCATGGTGCCTGCCCCCAATTGAACTGCCCCCACAGTGTCGGTGTGCCGGGATTTGCAACGAGCACACTGCCGATGACGGAACCGTCCTGTGTAAGCGCCTGCACCGACACCGGACCCTGCGCCGGGTTGAGAGCCATGTTCAGAGTCGCCTCGACGCATGCAAACTCTGACATCGTCTTGGCATCGGGGAGGAAGCACGTCGTATAAGTCGACGTCATCTGAACGCCGTTCTCAACGAATGTCGACGACCCCCCCTGCACCACGTCGCTCTGCCAAATCGACGCTGTGACTGCGATCGGTGCAATGATGAACGTGTTGTTGTAAGGCTCGATCATCGACGCCGGGAACGTATGCGGGCCGCTCCACTTGCTGCGCGAGATGTCGTACCACCACTCTTGATTGGGTGCACCGACTGCAGCACCGTTCTGCAATGACGCACGTAGCACGTTCTGGTTACAGCCGATATTGACGCGAGACGGCACCACGGCGTTGATCAGCGGCGCGTTGATGCCTTGTCCGTCGACACCGATAGGGTCGGTGATCTTGGCATTAAAGTCGATCAGACGCAGGCCATCGGGCGCCAGGAACGCGAGACCTTTAGGCGTGTTCGTGATCGACAGCGGCGAGGCCGTTCCGGTCGCGACGTTGAGCGAGTTGCGCGACAATGTACTCAGGGCGGAATCGCCGGTGATCTGATAGATGTTCGCCGTTCCCTTGAACACCATCAGTGACTGTACGATTCCGCCCAGCTGGTTGAACAAGGCGAGGCCGCCGGCAGCCACAAGGAGCTGTGTATCCTCAAACGTGATCACCTGGTTCGCATTGGTGATCTGCGTCGGCAACAGCACGTCGGTGAAATATGCACCTGGTTGCCCATTCGGAATGTTCACCAGGAAATAGGCACGTTGATTGAAATTGGCGACCCAGATGGGCAGGGCTGGCAGCGCGTTGATCGTCGTGTTCTGCGCCGTCCACGTCGGCGCCGTCACGGTGCTGATATCGAGCACACCGAACGCAAAGCCACCACCGAAATTGAACCCTGGATGCGTGCATATGATCTTAGGCCCAATCAGCGCCATGATCGGCGGCGTCCAGGCACCTGTAGACGGCGGACTGGCCGGGATATTAGCCGCGGTGATTCCAGTAATAGGGTCAAACGAGTTGGTTAGCAAGTTGAGAGAAAAAGGCGCATCCTGACCGACACCAAACTGCTGCTGCGCGATCATGCCGTACGCACGGTTGCCGATCACGAGCATCACCGAAATGAACCCGCTGGTGCCGGCAAAAAGTGCGTGCTGAAAACCGCTGGAGAAGCCGGAACTGAACGGCCCGCCGGAATTGAAATTAACACGCACGATCGACGCCGGCCGGCATTGCCACAAATTGGGAGTGCTCGGGTCGGGAATCAAATTCGTAAGCGCCTGCATCACCCCTTGCTGCAAATTCGTCGAGTCCACGGCGTCGGAGGCGCCATGGGGAGTAAAGTGCAGGAGTGCTGAATTACGGATTGCCATCTTTCTGTTTCAGCTTTTCGATCTCAGCTTTGAGCTTCTGCACGTCGTCATTCGCCTGCGCCAAGCGCGCCTCGGCAAGCGCCGCGCGGTCAAGCGCCTCGTTGCGCTGCTGCTGCAAAGCTACAAGAACGCGCTGCGAATCAACTTGCTGCTGCGCTCCAGCCGAAGCCGAAGCTGCCAGCACAGCAACTAGAATTATAAAACTTACGGACCGTAACAATGCCATGTCATCCCCGTCTGAGCTGTGCCGAACTGCACGGTGAGCTGTGTCGTTGAGCTGATTGCGTCTATCGTAGTTGCAGCCGAATTGCCAGCTGCAAGGCAGAACGGTGCTGCCTGCCATGCCGTGCCGAAATTGATCACGCAGCTGGTCGCGCTGGTGAACGTGACCCTGCCGGCGATATCGGTAGAACTGCCAGCGAGTGAAAAACCTGTGCAGGCGCTGTTAGTCGGGCTGGACCCTGACCCTGCGTAATTAAGATGCCCACCAGTCGTAGTCGCTGTTAAATTTGTAAACCCGGACGTTCCCCCGATTAAGGCAACCGTAGCGTTGCCGGCACTTGATGTGACAGTAACGGCTGTACCAGTGGTATTAGCAGCTAAATCAACCTCTCCGCTGGTTGACCCTCTAAGACCCAAAAACCCATTTTGAATGCCATTATTAGTATTCGCTAAAAATAACGTACCGGGAGCTATAGTTATCGCGCCTCCAGTAGCAGCAGCATTTATAAAAGCTACGCCGCTGGTGATACCCTGCAATTGCAAAGATGCACTATTAACGATCGCATCTATCGCAAGCGCACCGTCTGCTGAATTAACAAACATATGCCCAGTCGATGTAACGCCAATGCTGCCTGTTCCTGTGGTCGCGTTCAAAAACAAAGTAGGACCAGCTGCTGACCCCCTACCAAAACTAAAGCTTCCATCCACACTACTAATCAAAGCCTGCCCAGTCGTCGACACACCGAACGAACTAGACCCGCTTGTAGAACCTACAAAAGTTGCAAAACCACCAGACCCCGTACCTGGGCCAAAATTAGTATTTCCGTTGTTAGAATTAATACTAAGGTTACCCGTGGCATCGACGGGCATGGTTGTAGCGCCAGACGTATTTCCTCGCAAAACTATCTGTCCGGAAGCTCCTCCGTTTTGCCCAAGAGACATTGTATTAATCGACGTGGGCAAATTGGCCGTAACATAATTAGTTCCGTCCGATATAATCCAAAGACCTTCATTCAAACCAACAACTATAGACGCAGCACCGTTAATCGTCGATATAGTTGGGGTAATGGTAACGTTTCCCGCACCTATATTCTTAATCCATACATTATAAGTAGAAAAAGACCCTGTCGCCTGCGCGATAGAAACCGCAACACCGCCGGCATTGTTGTAGGTGAGCAAATGCCCGTAGTCCCCGACTACAATCGTGTCGGACGCCGCTGTGATGGTTCGAGTTTGCGTGGCCTGCTGCCACGAATTCGTCATGTCGATCGTCGTCGTGCGTGTGATAGCCGGCGTGATCAGACCTGTCGTGTTGTCGAGAAAGTTCGTATTGATCTCGGTCGTCATCGCAGCCTTGGTCTGCTGCGCCTGAGCCGGCGCGGCGAACAGCAAAGCAGCGAGCAGCAATGCGATTTTTCTCATGGCCAACCTATGTTCTTCGTTGAGGGCAGGCGATCCCACCGACTTATCCCAAATCGACGACGGTCCAATGTCACCACTTTGGCACGGCCTTCGGGGTCGTCTTTCATGTTCAAAAACCGACGCAGAATCACACCCGCTCCCTGCGGGTTGATCTCCTCCTTGTCGGTCAAGAACTTGTCCGCGCGGTCGTCATCCGCAAGCGCCATCATCTCGCCGGCAAGGCGCGTGATCAAATACTGCTGATTGCGGAACCAAGGCACTGTCGCGCTGCTCTCCGGCGTCGTAATGTCGGGCATCTGCCGAAAATAGCGCACCAGCACTGAGGTTGAGATCGACGGCGGCGGCCAGACAAACTCAACTGGCGGAGACTGAGACATGTCGACGGTGAAATTGCGCGGAAAGTCGTTGAAACCCGGCTGCTGCGTCAGCAAGTCGTAGTCCTGCTGCTCGATTCGAGTCAGCTCGTAGGGCTGAAAGGCAACCGTATAGAACTGCCGGCCAGCTTCCGTACGCAGATAGTCCGCCGGCAGCAGGTAGGGCCCGGAGTTCAAGCCGAACCCAGGCGCCTGCTGCACGTTGAACGTGAAATTAAACACGCCCCGTGCATCGTCTAGATCGTACGTCTGTGCCAGCTCCTGCAGGATAACGTTAAGACGTTGCCCCGCCTGCGACACCATCCCTGGTGTCTTAGAGATTTGCGTGGCCAGCGTGACTATTTGGGCTGCTGTCAGCGGCATGACCGTTCACCACGTTGCGCAGACGCTTGATCCGCTGTTCCCGTAGTTGAGCATCGGCACGGTCCCGCTGCAACGTGACCTGCGTGTTTTCACGCTGTTGCTTCCACGACGACGGCAAGTTGGCGGGCGTCCAAGTACCTTTCCGCCCTTCAGCCGCCCACGTCTCTTTGGCGTTTTCAAGCAGCGTAACGTCCATGCCCTCGTACTTTTTGATCCGTTCGACCTGCTCCAGAAGCTTCAATTCTTCCTCCTGCAGCTCGTATTTGGCACGCTGCCGCTCAACAGCGCCAAGCACGCGATCGAGTGTTTCGTTAAGTTCAGTCGACGTGACATTAAGCGGCAACGGTGCAAAGCGCATCTGAAAAGCGCGCCCGCCGTCCGGAGAAAAAACAATTTGGATGTCGATAGCAGGTGTTACTACAACTTGTTCCATGTTCCCTCGACTATCCGTGCATTGTTGCGTGTAGCGCGTTGACGTGTCCGACAACTCCCGCACTGTCTGTCACCAGATTTCGCGGTGATCGGTTATCGAAAAAGTTCATGAACCCGTAGCCGGCCGGAGGTAGAGCTCGACGTGGCCGCTTCGGATCATGAACCTGTGTCTCCATCTCGTGGGCCCACCCACGATTAGCCTGCTCGATCAGCACTGCCGCCACGTTGGCCGTGACGAAATACTGCTCGTTGGTGTGGTACTGAACACCATCCAGCATGATGTACTGTGCATGCGGAGCGAGCTGGAGCGTGATCGGCACCTTCGCCAGTTTCGGCTCTACCTCAATTCGTTCCTCATCGAGAAACTGCCGGTAAAGAGCCTGCGACTGTCGATCCTTGACCTCCTGGCGAGCCTCCTCGCGCGCCTTCGCACGCAAGGCCTCGATCTCATCCTCGCTCAAAAGATTCTCGAACCGCCGCGGATCATCACGTTGCGGTGCCACATCAACCTTATTACGACGCTCGACGCGAGGCGGTTTGCCGTTGTCCATGACGCCCATTTACGGTGATCCTGTCAGTGTCCAGGCCGCGGCTGACGCAGCCGCCCGGCGAGAGAGAAGAATCGGCCACCCCGTGCCGTCGACGCACACGATGTCGCCCGGATAGCACTTGAGCCAGCCGCGGTTAGGGATGAACAACTGCCCTTGGCGCGACCATCCGCCGAGCGCATAGTTGATCGGCTGCGCCGGGTTGAGATCGTCCTTGATGAGCTGCTGAATGGTCGCGACGTCGGCGTCTGCGCGTGCCACAGACACGTTGATCCCGTCCGGGGTCTGATATG